CCCGTATGGTCCGACACAGTCGGAAGCTGGGAGAGCCTTGAAGATGGCTCGACCAAGTCACACCATCTTCAAGGCTCTCCCAGCTTCCGACTGTGTCGGACCATACGGGATCCGTACTCCAGTCGGCTTGGGCGGCCGTTGTGAGATGTCCCGAATCGGTCTCGTAGTCGTCGATGGTTGCGGTATCCTCCAGATGATTCCAGATCAGAACCTTCTGCCCGCCGCCGATGGTGGGGTAGACAAGCCAAAGCTCATTTCGCAGCTCGTTGTGGAACGCAAACGCCTCGCCCAGGCGGGCGCGATCAAGCTCCGCGTACAGCTGCCGCGTGAACTGTTGGCAAACCGGCTCCGCCGACTGCCCGCCGGAGTAGACGTACAGCTCTTTGCGCCCGAGGAACGCGATCCGCGAATCGCCCAACTTTGCCCAGGCATTCCGTGCAAGCAGCCCGTCGCTGCGCAACTCGGTGCGGCGGAAGAAAACGCCCTGTTGCCTCCCGACGTACTGGACCGACGAGACCGACCGCGCCTTCAGCGAAACCGCATACTCGCCCACCGGCACGACCTCCAAAATATCGCCGTTGTCGTCGTTCCCGACAAACTGCGCTTCTCCGGCCTCATTCGCTTCCAGAGGCACGAGAGTCGCGCCGGCGCTGATAGTGCCGCCGGCCTGGGCACCGGTCAGATCCTGCAGCGTGAGCGTCAGGCCGTACTTCTCAGAGATCGTCGTCGAAGCCGAGACCGTGACGTTGCTCCCGGCATTGGTGAGCGAAACCCACGGCTGACGGACAACGACAGAGCCGTCTACAATCGTCGCCGCGTCGCCGAGCGGATTAGAACCAGTGCCGGAATTTCCGACCTGGCTCAAGTTCAGCTTGACTTTGCCCGTCGAGGTATCGGTCGAGATTGCGGTGATCTTATAGACGTCTCGGCCCGGGATCGTGTTCGGGCCGATAGAAATGTAATCGTCGACGGCGAGGTCCGTATCCTGTGACGAGAGAATCAATCCCGTGACAGTTCGCGGAGAGCCCGCCGTGACGGTGGCATCAGCGTACACGATCCAGGCGTCTGTCGACGCTTCCGCTGAATCCGCCACAGTCAAAATACTCGACCCCACGACAACGATCGTGCCGGCCTCCCACTCGACGGGCTCGGTTATAAAAATCGCCGTTGTCGCGGACCCGGTCGCGGTCTGAGAGCTGGCGACACTAGTCGCAGTCAGGGACAGAAACGGCGAGATTGACGCAACAGCGTAGTAGCTGACGGACGCCGTACTGTGCTCGATGCGAACAAACATCCCGACAACCCAGCCCGTCGGAGCGTCGTCGACGTAGAAGACCGAGGTCGTATTGCCCAGGGAAGGCTGCGTAAAGCCTCCCGTCGCGACCGCAAGGCTGTTCGTGGTTACGGTCTCAGCGACTGGGATCCAGTTCGTCGCGTCGTTGAGGTCGCACCATTTCAGGGTAACGCCGCTCCACAGCAGCAAGTGCCCCGCGAACGCGGTTACTCCAGCGTAATCGGCGTTGGACGGAAGGCCGGGCAAGTCACTCGTCGCGACTCCCGTCAAATACTGCTGCGGCGTCACGCCGTCGGCTGCAAAGACTACTCGATTGAAGAAATCGCAGGCGTGCCAGCGAAGTTCGGCACTGGTCGGGGCGTCTGCCTCAAAGAGATCCGTCAGCACAACGCTGAACGTGCGCGGGCTGGCGGAGTAGCTCCGCGTCGCCAGATAAATGTGCGAGAGGTTGCAGAAGAAGAGCGGATTGTCCGGACTCTGCAGGTAGTCGGCTTGGTGGATCGTGTAGAACACTCCGCCGAGGAAAGGGTAGTCAAGGCCGTCGCCAGAGTTGTAAAGCCGATCAATTTCGGCCGTCGACAGTACGGACGAGAAGACGCTCAGAGAATCGAGCCAGAAGCCGCCGGAGCCGCTACTACCCGAGGCGCCGCCAATAACAGGCCGGCCCGGAAATGTGGAAATGCCGCTGAAGTTGTCCGTAACCGCAGTCGCGGCGTTGACCCGGATCGAGATCTCGTTGCCACTTTCAATCGTGGCCGCGAAAAAATAAATAGTGCTCGGCGACAACGACGCCGACTCAACCCGAACCGAACTGTTCAGCGTATCCCAGGCGTAAAAGGCGAGCTTCTGGCTCTCAATCGCGAGATCGAAAGCGTCGGGTACACCAAACAAGTGCAGGACTCCCGCGCCGCCGGTGAATCGAAACCAGCCTGTGACCGTCAAATCGCTCCCGTCAACCAGAGCAAGCGCGCTGTTGGTCCGCAAAGCAATGTCGTCCGAGGCGACATCCTGAAAATTCGCCGCGTCGTCGAACTTCCCCGCTGTCGCGCTCGTAGGGAACCCGCCGAAATCCTCCATGTCGTTGTCGCCGTGTACGTCAACCCGCGTCTCACTAGCTTCGTTCAGCGTCCAATGGTGCAGCAACGTAGTCGCGAGGCTGTCGCTCATTTCGACCTGCTCGAACCCAGGCGCCGCAGCGACCACGCCATCCTCGAAACGGACGTTTTGCGCAACGACACATGTGCGGTTTACGTCGTTCGGCTTCAGCTTGTCGGCCAGCTCGGGAGGCAAGCGGGTAACGAGGCCCCGGGAAGGGGCCGCGACTCGCACTTGGAGAGGGCGTTTGCGCCGCATTACAGAGAGAAGTAAGCTTTCGCGCGCCACTTGGAACGCGAGATACTGGTGAGGGCCTGCGTCGACTTGTTGTAAACCTTTAACGAGAGCCCAGACGTGAATGAAACGCCAACGTTCGTCGCGTCGCGCCAGGTCGTCACCTGCGAGTTGTTCTCGTGGTTGGACACGATCGACACTTCGTCATTCTGCGAGTACCCGGCGTCGCCCCCGGCGTCGGTGCAGACCAGCACCCACTCCGCATACTTCGGCACCGCAGCCAGCCCATGCGCGACTGAGAGGTTGATCGCCTCGGCAGCACTGCCGATCGACTGGTTCGCGGTTGCTTGCAGGGCCGAGCCCCAAGTGGCGGCTCCGCCAGACGTGACCAGAACTTGCCCGTTCGTACCGGCCGCAATTTTCGCAGTGGTGACATTCGAGTCAGCGATCTTCGCAGTGGTGACATTCGAGTCAGCGATCTTCGCAGTGGTGACATTCGAGTCAGCGATCTTCGCAGTGGTGACGTTGCTATCGGTGATCTTTGCGGTGGTGACAGCATTGGCAGCCAACTTGCCAGACGAGATCGCCAAATCCGCGATCATCGTTTGCGAAACACCTCCGGCGACGGCAGCCGCGGAACCCTCGGGGTCGTCGACCGGCGACAGCGTGTAAAGCAGCCCCAACGTGTTGTTGAGGATCTCCTTCAGCTCGCGGATTTGCTGCGCGCCCAGGCGCACGCTGTCAGAATCAGACGGATCGGTATCGGTGAAAATTGCCATAAGATTACATCCTCGAAACTGTGCCCGACAAACTGGAGTAGGCGTCAAAGCCCGCGACTACCTTAAACTGGCTCTCAAACAACTCCTCAAAATCCCGAGTGGTCGCATCGTTCACAGAGGCGAACGCGAGAGCCTTGGCCTTGTTCAGCAGCATGTGGGGATGATCGACCGTGAGTCGGTTCTCGTCGCCATCCTCGACGAGGTCGTCCGGGAAGGCGTAGTAACTGACACGAAGGTCGACGTCAGTGTCAAACGAGGCCAGTAGCGCGAGCTGGGGCGGGTCGGTTGTCGTGTCCAGGCGGACAGTCAAAAACGGGGCCGTCATCCCGCGACGTTGCTGCTTTTCCAGAGTCCAGACATCGACAGGAGTAAGAACCTCGGGATCCTGGGACGAATCGACCTGAACCACAGGCGTGCGCCCTTTCGTCAGCTCCTTGAAGTTCTCCGGCAGCGTGACGGCGACATCGCCGGCTGGGATAGTCAGATCAGCACTCGTCCGCATCCACTTGAACGACCGGCGCTGACAGATCGCCCTCTGCGCCTCGTTGAGGAAAGACGAATAGTCGTCCGAACCGTTGGCAGTAATGTCGGTCCGGCTCACGCCCGTTACCATGAGGCCGTTCAGGTCTGCGAGGGTCATAGGAAAAGAAAAAGGACCGCGAGCGTGATAATACGCCCGCGGCCTGCGAAATTGCGTTTACGCGCGGAGCGCGCGGGCCGGGTTGCTTACTTCCGAACGGAGCCAGGAGCGCGGCCATTGGCGCGCGGCTTGACATCCGCATCGATCTCGCGAACGGTTTTCTTGGGCGGAATGCCGCCGATCACTGCGACGTATTCCTTGTGAGTCACGCCGCTCTTGTTTGCGCCCTTTTTGGGTTCGTTTGCCATAATCTATCAGTTTCCGTCGCACAGGATGCCCTTAGCGACAAGTTCGGTCAGTTGTGCCGCAAGTGTTGCGTCTTCAGTGACGAACTCTTGCGACGGGAATTTTAGTTTCGACCCGTCTCTTAGGGCCAGCTCCTGCCACCAGCTTTTATTGTTCACGAACCGCCAGGACTTGCGGGGAGGTTCGGGAGCCGGGGCCGGCTTCTCTTCTGGTCGAGAAAGGGCAGGCGATACGAGATCGACCGCGGCCTTCGCTTCCATGACGGCCTTCGCCATCGCTTACGTGATGGTGGTAAGGTCGTAGATGACCCCGAAGGCGTTCGGGAATTTCATCCGCAAACCCAACTTCGCGCGGAACTGCTCCTTGTAGGAATCAACTCCGTTGCTCTGGATGTTGTCTTCCAGGAAGAGCTTCTCAAACACCTTCTGAGTCAGGTGCGGGAGGTCGAGGACGAACATCCAGTCACGGAGACCGACGGCCTCGCGGAGGAGTGGATGTTGCGCCAGGTTCAGCTCGCCGAAGGGCGTGTTGATAACCTGGATGTGCATGCCGAAAACCGTTTCGTTCTGCATGATCCGGTAACCGTTGGTCCCGGTGTTCGCGAACGTGGAAATAGCGGAGTAAGCCTGGGGGCCGGCGAAAGCGAGCTTCGCGTCGGAGCCGTAAGGCAGCACGTTCTGCAGCCAGGCGTTGAAGTTGGCGAGCGTGATCGACGCGCCGTCCTGGACGTTGCTCGTCAGAGCAGCGTCGACGAGGCCCTGGTAGACTCCACCGGTGAAGTATTCAAAACCGGCGTTGCTGGTCGAGGCGGTTTTCTTCTTGGCCCCGAGCAGGTACGCAAACTCGATGTCGCGGGAAATTTTTTCGAGCGCCTGCAGTCGGCGATCGTTCAGAGGCCCCTCGATGTCCGTGCGGAGAACGCTGCCTTTGAAGGCATTGGTCAGCTCGACAGTCGAGTTGAAGGTCTGAATGTAGTTCGTGAGCGTGGAGGGATTCTCGTACGCCGCGCGGACGGGATCCGAACCTTCACCCTTGCCCAGGGTAACGATCGTGAACGTATCACCAGCGTTGATCGTCGCGGCGGTGTTGGCAAAACCGCGGGTGACGGTGATCGTGTTGGTCGTGTCGGTCGGGGTCGCCGTGACCTTGACATACTCACGCGTCCGGTCGTCCATCAGGACCATACCGGCGTGCAAAAGGAAGTTGACGGTCCCCGCGGCACCGGTAGCAGTGTCGCTGAAGGTCAGCGCGGTGATCGAAGACGTCGCGGTAGCTTGGGCGTAGACCGTCTTGCGGACGGGATCGCGTTCAAACCAGTTGTACTCCAGGTTCTCGGCGCCTTCGTTGTCAAGGCGGCTCATGAGACCGAAGAGGGTCGATCCGACGTTGAAACCGCGGCTGTTGCGGACGAAGATCGTTTCCTGGAACTCCCCGACCAACTCGTTGGTTGCGGCTTCGGCGGTGGAGAGGAGACCTGAAATGGCGGACATAGTGCGTTTTCTTTTTGGGGGACAGAAGCCCCGAACTTTTTTGAAGAGCCGCCCAATCGCTCCTTGGCGCGATCAGCGGTATCTTGGACGCCTGTAACCTAACCCAAAAAAGATCCCGGCGCTAGAGCCCGTCACCGGGCGATAGATCTTTTATTAGGAAATGCCGAACCGATCACCGATCAAACGCCTTCTTGAAATCCGCCTCGCCGACGAGCAACTGTGCGACGTGATCACACTTCACATCGGCGTCGAGGTACATCTTGATCCCCAGGTCGCGGCACAGCTTGCAAAAGCTGATGTCCTCGCCCGCACGCTTGGAGAAAAACGTAAACCACTCCTCGGCCTTCAGGTGGTCAGCAATCTTCCGGAAGACATCTAGGTTCACGAGCAAGCATCCGCAGCCAACAAGACCGACTTCAGAAACCCCGGGCGGATAATCCAGATAATCGCCGCAACGCGGGTTCTCGGACACCCTACCCACGATCGGCTTGAACGGAGGTACGCGCTCGAAGTATAGCGCCGACACGACCGGCAGGTTATGTTTCAGCAGCAGACGCGGGGCGTCCGACGGGACGACCATGTCAGCGTCAAGGAAGAGTATGTGACTGGCCCCAGAACTGAGAGCCGACTTTACGAGCTGGTTGCGTGCTTCGCCGAGGGCACCAAAAAAGTTTCCCTCGACTCCGCGGAGAACGTTCGTCGCAGCGGCTCGGGCCGCCACAGCCATCATAGAGATCGCGGCGTCGCCGTGAACGGCGCCATACATCGGCATGCCTAAGAAAATGCTGTGTTTCATACTGCGTACTGTTTGAAGAATTCGTCTTGTTTCCGCCAGATGCCGCGGCCCAGCTCGGGGTTTTCGGCGATTGCTTGGTGCGCGGCGGTGAGATCCAAACCGACGGAGGAACCGACGAGATCGCTAATCGTACCACAGTTCAGATGACTGTACCGGTCCCGGATTTCCGGCGTGAACGCGTACCCGCCGACGGTGTGGTACAGTGCCGCGGCGATGTCGTAAAACTGCCATCCGGACCGGTGCGGTACTCGCGCAGGCAGGATCATGTCTGCCCAGGGAGTCAGGTAGTTGTCGGGGATAACTGTTCGCACACGCGAAATCGACTTCCTGATCTGGGTCGGATCAAAGTACAGCAGGTGCGTGTGCAAGCGATCCACAGTCCGGGTCTTCGCAAACGGGCAATGAAACGCCGGCACATGGCAGCCGTGGAGCGGCCCCTTCCACTCGACCGTTTCCATGTTGTCATAAAAGACGATGTCGGTGTCGCAGATGACGAAAGGTTCGTCCATGCGGTCGATCCACTCCTGGATCCGTTCTCCGTACGTCTGCTCGTCCCTCAAAACAAACTTGCCCTCGACGCGGGCAGCTTGCTCCAGCCAATGCAAATTAAGTGCTTCGTCCCGACCGTTCCCCCAGATCTCAATCTCCGCAGTGGGGAACCCGACGCGAAGAGTGTCAAACACGAGTGAGTTGATTCGCAGCAACTCAGGCTTGCGGTTGTGCGCTGAGATGTAAATTTTCATCCTTGTGTCGACCCGTCTTCTCCTCGCCAGTTGTTTTTTACAGACGTGGGCTCTCCGGCCAGCCACCGCTGAATTGACAGCAGCGCGCCTCCGGTCGCTCCGATCTGCCCGGAGTGGACGACGCCAGGAGGAAAGCGCACCGGAATCCCGCGACGGTTCGAGCCGCCGTCAGGCTGTACGTTGGTAGACCCGAGCGGAAAAAGCTCCTGGCCCGCGACCGTCAACGACATGTCGCCGCAGATATACACGACGACCGTGTCAACATCAGGGTGTGAGTGCGGCTTGATCACCGTATTCGGGTGGAACAAGAGGAGTTCAACCAGGAACGGCGGCGAACGAAACAGCGTGATCGCCGAGCCGATCTCGATCTTCTCGACGGCTTGGTGCGGAACGTTGCCCAGGTCGCCGCGCACAGTAGACAAATACCAGGCGGCAAACGACGCCAACGGGTCCGGGCGACTCAAAAACTCCGCGGAGTCGCTCATCACTTACGCAAGCTGCGGGCCACAGAAGACTGGAAGTCCGGAGCTGCGGCGCCAGACTGAGACGACGGCGGATTGCTCGCCAGCGGCCGAACCGGCGGGGGAACGGGCGCAGCCGGCGGAGCGGCGGGCGTCGGCGAGGGAACGGGCGCAGCCGGCGGAGCGGCGGCAGGCTTCGCGGCGTCGCGCCAGGTGCCAGTCGCGTTAGGATTGAACCGCTTGAAGTTCGCGCTCAGGATCACGTCGGTTTGCCGGGCAACCTCGGCGCGGCGCTGAGCGTCCGTCAGGGCGAAGAACTGCTCGGGGTACTTCTCCATGAGCTGCTCCGCCACGCTGACAGCCAAATCCACATGCGGTGCGAAGTCCGGGTACTCCTGGACAAACTCTTGCGTGGCCGTATACCGCTGAAGCTGCTCGAAATGAGCCGCGATCGGCCCGATTTTAGCCAGCTCCGGGGCGATCAACGCCGAAATGTCCTTGCGCGCAGCCAGGAGGGCCGTCGCGATGTCGCGGGACCGGATCGCAGCCATCGCGGCCACAGCGTCCTTACCGCCAGCGAGGATCGTGTCAAGTTCGGCCTCCGTAATGGGCGGAGCGAACTCTTTCGCGGTTTCCGTCACCCATTTTTCTTCCGCCGCTTTGAGTTCTTCCGGCGTCATCTGCCGCGGCGGCTCCGCGGGCGGCGCTGCAGGTGCCGGTGGGGCAGCGGCAGGCTTGGCGGCTTGCTCCAGCTCGGCCATCCGGGCAGTCAATTCCTCGGTCGTATATTCCTTGTCGCCGATCTTCACCTTCGCAGGCGGCGGGCTGACCGCAGGCGCCGCAGGAGCGGCTGGGTCTTCGGCGGGCGGCGTCACCTCAACCGGGGCGTCCGGGGCCGCAGGAGCTGGCGGCGGAGTGGCCGGCGCGGCAGGATCCGGAACGTTGTGGTAGGAGTGAACCGCCTTGAGGTTTTTTCGTGCGCCGTCGACGATTGTCGCGACGGTCTTCGACGGATCCTCGGGCAGACCCAGCGCCTTCCGGGCACTCATCGGCGCAGACTTGGGTCGCGGACCTTGTGCGAACTGCCCCTTGTCGTTGCGGGGGGTCTCAGCCGGCTTGGCCGCGGCGGGCTTCGGCGTGGTCGAAGCCGGGCGCGGAGCTGCGGCAGGCTTCGGCGCTGTAGCGGCTGGCGTGGCCGCCGGAGACGGCGCCGACGCGGGTTTAGACGGGGGTGTGTTGGGTTTGGGATCCATATTAGCGTTTGTGGGTCGTTGCAAGCCAGCCGACGAGCTGCCGGCGGACTAAAATTTCAGCCTGAATCTGGCACAACTCGGCGCTGCTGCAGGTTTCCAACTTGGACCGAGCTGCCTCAATATCACGAGCCAGCGCGTTGTGGATCACGGCATGGGCGGGAGAATTCGGGAGCGTCGATAATACACGACGCTCCGCTTCGTGATCTATTGGCATTAGTTTCACAGCGTTAGACAGGAGCAGACTCCGTGCCAACGTGTCAAACGCCTTAATACGCGTTCTGCGGGCGGACTTGGAGAGGCTCGGCAGACGGCAACTCCGACATAGTCGGGGTCGGGGGCCGGCCTGGGCCTTGGTTAGCTGGCGGAGTTCCGACAAGGTCGGGCAAAGTGGGCACAGGCTCGGTCGCCGGGGATTCCGGGCCGGGCGGGGCACCTTCCGGCGGCGCGGGCGGCATTGTGGCAGCGGCCTCCTGGGCGGCGGTGTCCGGCGTAAATTGGAAGTTTTCGACTTGTAAGCCGGCGGCCTTGGCCCCGGCCAGAATCAAGGCGCGGGCGTCGATGTTGCCAGGGGCGGGCTGGAAGTACTGCGGTACGACCGGCACCAGCTCCAACAGCCGGGAGATCGCAGCAACCTTCCGCGCGTCGGTGCCTGGCAGGCTGCCGTCGTGCGCGATGAAATCAAACTGTCCTTGAATCGTGTCAGGCGAGACGTCCAGAGCCCGCTGACCGTGGAACGTCGAGGCCCCGTCGACCCCGTTCGGGACGAACCGAAGAGACATCGGCGTCGTCAAGAACTGCTGGAAATTAGAAACGATCTGACGCGTTTCCGGGACAAGGCCCTGAACGCTGATCAACCTCGCGACGGACGACAGACGACCCGCAGACATTTGCTGGGTCCCGACGTACTGGGTCGCGGTCGTGTCGTCGGTCATTGCGCCCTGCATTGGCGCGTTCACACCCGTGACGGTCTCAGAGAACGCTGTGAAGTCTTGAATCTCCTGGCGAAACTGCTGAGTCAGGTCGGTGACCGGAACTTGCTTGACGATGTCGTCGAGCCGGTCCGACGTCGCGTCGGGAAGGATCGGGATCAGCAGGCCGTCCTTGTCCGGGTCCATAAAGTCGGCGATGTTGACCTTGTCGGGCCGGACAATGAACATGTTGCCCGAGGTGCGCGCGATGGACTGCTGCCGGCGGTTTTTGAGGTAATCGATGTAATCCTGGATCGGCTTCAGCATCATCAACCAGCTCGGGGAGTACTGATAATACGCCGACGGGCGCCCTTCAGCCGCGGAATATGGGTACTGGTCGTGCTTGTTCGGCGACTCGTTGATCGCAAGAACCACGTCTTGATTCCCGACGAGCACCTGGAAAATGACCTGCTCGTCGCCCTCATAAAGTTCGTTGTCGGACGGGATCAGCCGGATGTAAAGCTCGTGGCACTCGACGATCCCAGCGTCGTTTTTGTCGGCGGTTGTATCCGGGTTGGCGTTCGACCGATTGCGCTCAAACGCAGTCCGGGAAGTGGTCGCGCTGACCCTCGTAGCCGCGCCGCCCCCGGCGACGATCGTGCCCATGCCGATATTGCCCGCGTCGGTCTTCTTTTTCTTCTTCAGCTTCCCGACGGCGCTTGGCAGGACGTACGACGGATGATCGGGCGACAGCCGAGATCGTTTCTCAAGCTCCAGCCACGGGATCAGAGTCCGATGACCAGCGAAACGGCCCTGCTGAAATCGCCAAAGAGGAATCGACGGATCGCAAACAAACTCGTACGGGCTTACAAGGTGGATGTGGTTGTACGCCGCGACTTCTTTGCGGCGCTTCGCTGGCCGCGTGTACTTTTTCGGATTGCCCTCTTCGTCCAGGTCCTCGGGGTCCTCAATCTCCACATTCACGACCTCGGTCTCATAGACCGGTTGCCAGGAGTTGTACCGAATTCCCCGGTTGTACGTAAGAATGTCTTGCACCCAGAGGTACCCGAGCAGGTAAGACGGCTGCTGCTCGGCGTTCCAGCGAAGAAGTTGATTGACGTGTTCGGCGCTTGCCTCGTCTTCGGGTCCGCGTCCTTCCACCTTCCAGGGCTGCGTGTCGCCGAACAGCATCTGCGCGATGAACGTTGTCATCGTCGTGATCTGCGTCGCCGACATCGGCAGGATAAAACGCTTTGGGTGGCCGCGTTCGAGTTGCTCCAAGTCGGCCTTCGACAGGGGCGCGTAGCACATCAGCAGATCGTGTGCTTGATCGAACTCCTCGGTGTAGTACGTGACAGACTGCTGACCTAGCCCGAGATAGTCCTTCGCCAACCTGGAGACCTTCTTTTGAAAGTCTTCGTCGGTCTCTAGACGGCGGGCTAAGAAGCGATCCACAGGTGGGAGGCGTTACTTACCGGGCTGGTGCTCCGGCCTGCTTGATCGGCGGCATGTGTTTGACCACAACGCCAGGCGTCCCGTCCGGGTTTTTGATCCGAATCAACAACGTGCCGTCTTCCTGCCTCTCAACCATGTAGTCGGGTTCAGACGGGGCGAGCGGCCCAGGCATCATCGGCCCCGCGAGGGGCGACGAAACGGGCGGCGCCGCAGCTGGCGGCGGCGCGGTGACCTGCCCGGTAGTGGACGGCGGAAGGGAGCCAGGGACGGCCCCGGGCATGGACGGACCAGAAAATAGGTTCGGGAGCATGGATCAGAGTCGTTGAAGCTTCTTGACGTCCACCGGGAACTGCGAGGGTTTCTTCGCCTTGCGCCGAATATACGGCTTCGACATGTCGCCGGCGTCCTCTTCGCCGTCGGGCTCTTCCGTGGGCTCCGCCTCGTCGGGAACGGGTTCGGCGTCGATCGGCAATCCCTCTTCCATCGTCTCCGGAGCGGCGACGTCGCCCGCGCCCTGGTGCGGCTGGATGTCGGACATCTTGTCGATTTCGATTCGCTTGCTGGCTTCGCCATTACTCGGCGCATCCATGCCGGTTACAGTGAAGTCGATCGTCGCGGTGTACTTCTCACCGGGAACGCAGTCGTGCAGTCCGAAGTTGTCGAGGTCCTTCTCGTTGAGATAGAGGGACGGCGCCGGCTGGGCCGGTTTCGCATCTTCCGCGGGCGTGGGCATAGGCATTGGATCAGGCATAAGAGAACCTCCGAACTGGGACCGCCTAATATACCACACTTCAGCGCCAGCTTCTAGCGGGGTTCACGGATGTTTTAGCAGCCAGACGACCGACCGGCTTCTGCATGGCCTCCATTTCGACCTTCATTAGGCGCAGGAAATTGACCTTCGCGTACCGGGAGGCGTCAACAACGTGGTCGTAATTGCCGAAATCCGGCCCCTTGCCGGGCTCGCCGGACTTATAGCCGACCTCCTTCTCGGTGGGGTAACGGTAGCCGCCGGCGGAGCCCAGGTATAGGCGCTCGCAATTCTTCCGGTCGATCCGATAAATGAGGCGCCCGAAGCGGTCTTTTTTCTCCAGGATCCGGTTATACGCGGCGAGAGTCACCGGCAGACTGCGGTGCTTGGTCGAAAACTTCGGGTATATGCTGTGCGTGTTGAGCACGGCAATCGAGCTGCCCTTATCAGTCTTCGCATTCCCGGCGGGGTCGCAAGCATCGAGAACGCCGGAACATATCGAGCGGTCATTCCAGAACGGGAAAACTTCCTTCGTGATGTCCCACGCGGCGCGGCACTGGCGCTCGACGTCGGACATTTCCGCGTAGTGCTCCCACAAATCCCACCAGTACTCGTCTGGCCCCTCGGACCAGTAGGCCGAGAAAATCACTGAGTTGCTCGTACCGAAGTCCCAACCACGAACCAGGTAGGCACCGCGGGGCCAGGGGAGATCGTCGTAGGCGTGCTCTTCCGTAAACGCCCAGAGCACGGGCTCCCCATCGAAGGCGTCGGCGTACTGGCCCTCGATCATCCGCTTGTACATCGCCGGGCGGCGCGCATACACACGCTTAGCGTTTTCGACGTAGCCCTCGGGGAGATTGTGGGCGTTTTCGTCAATGTGCAGGTGCCAAAACTGCACATCTGAGCGGGTCTTGCTGTCGGCCTCGAACTTGGCGATCCAGTGCTTCGTGCCGGGCGGGTTAGTGTCCAGGATGCACGAGTAGTCTCCGATCTGTTTCCCGTACGCGTCTTTCCAGCGCAGACAAAGCTGGGCCATCTGAAAATCCGCCTCGACGAGCTGGTCGGCCTCGACGAAAACCAAATAACTGCATTCGTAGCCACGAAAACGGCTGTCGCGTTTCGACGCGTCCGGAACACCGCTGAAATGGATATGCCCGCAAAACCGATTTCCGATCGTCTCCAACCACTGAAGGATCTGTGTTTTGTTTGGTTTTTTGTTTAGGAAGATCGTGAACAGTCGAATCGCTTCCGCCGAGGGAACCCTGTAGTATTTGCCACCTTCGATCTTCTTAAACAGCGACAGGCCGGTATCGGTATAACCACACTTCGAGAAAACTTCCTCAAAAGTCTCCTGGGTGGTGCTCTCATTAGACTCTTGGGTCTTCCGGAGAATGTACGCTTTTGCGCCTGGGTTGTGGGTAATGTGACCGACGCAGTCGACTGCGATCGCAGTTGTCTTCCCCGTTCCACGAGCGCCGACTAAGCAGCGTATGCGTGCGCGAGAGGCGTGGAACTCCGAGATTGATTTCGAGGGCTTGTACCAGTCCGCAAGAGTAGAGGCGGGCTGCGCCGTCAGCCGACGACGTTCCTCTGCGGAAAGCGCATCAGACGGAAGGGCGGTGAGGTCGGCATCCGATTCGGGCATTATCGCTCCGCGAACAAATAAGGGCGGTTTGGGAATCCGTCGGCGCGTTCGGTTGTGAATCCGTGCGACCGAAGAAAGCTGTGCACGGCCTCTTCAGTATTCTCGAAGCCGTCGACGAGCGCGTCAGATTTCCAAGGCAGGTTGTCGTGAAGCTCTGCTGCGATGCGGTCGACGCGATCGAGTAGGTCCGGCGCGGAGTAAAGGATCGGAAACTCGGAGCCCTCGCAGTCCAGCTTGAGAAAATTAATCCGGGGGATCTTGAGTTGGTCGAGGCGCTGGAAGACGCTGCGGAGCGAGTGCCCCGGGACCAAGTCGCCAGATCCGAAGCTCAGTGCCACCGACCCGCCGCCTGTGTTCGTCTCGCGGACGTTCGGATCGAACTGCCAGGCCATTCGGAGATCAGTCAAAGGCTTGTCGGACCGCCACACGGCACCCCATTGCAGCTCTGCGCGACGCGCGTCGGGCCGACGAACCGCGTTCCGGCAGAGCTGGGAAAAGTTCCGAGGGTCGGCCTCGAAGGAAAAGACGCGGTCAAAGCCCCGGTCAAGCGCCTCGCAAGTGAAACAGCCGATGTGCGCGCCGATGTCGACGGCTACCTGCCCAGGCGGGACGGATGTTGGCAGGCGGTAACAGTTCTGGATGACGACCTCCTGGTAAGCCAATACATCAATCGGCAATCGACAGAATCCAGGCGGTATTTCGGTCGGGCTCATGGGAACAACCAGGGGATGCCCTGCGACTTGGCCCAGGCCCGAAGCCGGCGCACCGGCACGGTAAAGTTGACCGTCGCTGCCGATCCTCTCACCAGCATACCGACATAGGTGCCGGACTCGTCGAACACCCCGCCGCCCGAAGAGCCGGGGAGTGCTGTACAACTCGTCTGATCGAATTCCACGTCAAACATCACGCGCCCGGTCTGAGACAAGACGCCTGTCGTGAAGCTTCCAGCGCCAAACGGCCCCATCATCGATCCGACATGCATAAGCGGGGTCCCGATCGACGGCGCCTTGTCCGTCCCAAATCTAACGTCCGGATGGCGTACGATTTTCCGAAGCAACAATATAGCGATGTCGTCCTGATCCGCAGGAGAGAACGCAACGACGACGGCGTCAATGAGCGTACAACCGACGATGCGGTCGCCCTCTGTGATCGTGGTCATAACCTGGACGGCAGCCGAACTGCTCGGTGAGGCGAGGGGAAACGGAATTGGCGGGATGACGGCCGCGTGGTTCGTGACAGAGTGGGCACCGGCACCGACGCTGCCCTCAATGACATGCCCCGCCGTCAGGCACAGGGTAAACTCCTTGCCCGCGGGGTTCGTGCGGGTAATCAGCGTACCACTTCCCGCCGACCGGCCAGCGATCACGGTGACAGACACCGCCTGGACGTGTTGGATCGCGGCGGAACTCGTTGCCGCGGGGGTTGAGAACGCAGTGAGTACGAACAACAGCAGGCAGCTGAGGTATTTCATAGGTGTAGGAATCAACGCGCCACGTTGAATGGGATCGGATCCGCGGTTGTTTTGGTTCGGTGGACGTACGGCGGCCGGGAGGGGTGCGCCAGATAAACCATGGACTTGCGGGCTGGCAGCTCCTCCTCGCGGTCGCGGCGCACCCAGGAACCGTTTCGCTGGATCACGTAGTTGCGATCCGTCGCGCGGATGACGGCGCCGGGCGGAAGCGTCGGCATGTCGACCCGGAGGGTTTTGCGTTGCTTGACGCCGAGAACGGCGGGGGGCTTTGCGACCAAAGGAGGCATACGAAATTTTATTGGGGTGGTGCAGTTTACGTCTGGACCCTTCGCGCTGGACAAAACCTCAGCGGCCCCAAAGGCGGCACTAGTCCGGGAGTTCCAAGAAGGCGCGTTTGCGGCGTCGGCTCTCCGCGTCAAGGGAGGCTTCGAGTTTGTCGGCTTCTTGGGAAAGACGAATGATTTCGCGATCGCGACGAATGTTCGCGTATTGGATCGCATCGATCCGATCGATTTCGGCGAGAACGCGTTGCAGGAGGAACTCCGCGTGATACCGCATCAACCAGATGCGAACTTGTGTCAGTAGACGTTTCACAGTGTCAGACAAGAGCAGCTACCGTGCCACGGTTTCAGTCAATGTCAGACATGAGATGATCCCATGGCGAGTTGACGGTCAGCGACCAGCGCCAAAGGTGGATGTGGAGCGTGGGCAGGCGGCGCGGGCCGGAATGCCAGCACAGGTCGACACAAAAGCTCGGCAGGAGCAGATTGCGGTTGAAGCGGATCATTTGTTCAGGTCGTTCTCGATTACGGGGAGCACGAGGTCGAGGAGCCGGCCCCGGGAAAGCTTCTTCCCCAGGGCAAACACCAAGCGGTCGAGCGAAGCCAGCGTCGAGGGTAACACGGTGACGGTTACGAACACTCGATGCGGTCCGCGCGGTCGCCCGGCCTTCTTCACTTCCCCGCGGTGTTGCGGCTGCCTGGGCAGCGTTTGGGGGTCGTCTTGATCGGACCCTTCAGCGCGGCCGCATGAGCGTAGCCGGTGTTTTGAACACGTT